TTGCGTACCAGAACTCACAAGTGGACCAGTTGGTTATCACAGGTGACTTTTTTATTCAAAACGGTGTAGAAGCAAACTATTGGGTTGGTGCTATGCACTATCTAAGATCATGTACAAAAATGTTTTATGGCGGAGACGCATCTGAAATTGGTGCTCCACCTCCTGTTGTAAAATTAAATGGATATGGTGACTTTGTGTTTAATGATGTTCCGGTTGTAATTACAAACTTTACAATTGACTTACCGCAAGATGTTGACTACATACAAGCAGGCTTAAAAGATATAACAGTTAAACGTAGTGAGTATGTAACAGACTTTGATGATGGATCTCGTACAGGGTTAAGTTGGGTACCGTCACAGTCATTAATTACTGTAACTGTACAACCAGTATACAGCAGAAGAGAAATAGAAAAATTCAGTTTACAGAAATATGTAAATGGCGGTTATGTAGGACAAGGTAAAGGATTTATTTAATGGCAAAATATTCAGAATCAAGTCCTTGGCATAACACTCCTACAAACGATAGTAATGAATATATGGATTTACTTCGTCCAAGGGCCATTCCAGCGGCACCAGATGATGTCGTTTATGAAATAGAACCGCAATACAATTATAGACCAGATTTACTTGCATATGATTTATATGGCAATCCTAAACTATGGTGGGTGTTTGCTCAAAGGAACATGGATACAGTTCTTGATCCAATATACGATATTAAAGTAGGAAGAAAAATCTATTTGCCGAAAGGATCGTCATTGAAAAGTGTCTTAGGAGTCTAAGATGACAAGAGCAAATGTTAAAAGGTTAGAAAACGCCAAGAAAAGGAATGAGGCTGAAAAAGAAGCCGGTAAAAATCAAACAGAAGAATTAAACGGGGGAGTAGTAACTAATACTACCGCGCCTGGTACTAATTCTAGTTACTCAAATGATGCTGATGTAAGTCAGAACAGTTATACAAAACAAACTGAAACACAAGAAGAAACTAAAAAAGCAAAAACTCTAAAATACGAATCTATCAAAAAAACAAATATCAAAGCAAACGAACTAGAAAAGTTTCGTAGTATGCAATATATTTGGAGTTTGTATTGTTTAACTAATGAAGAATTACGAGATCCGGATAACACCTATATGGTTGAAGGTAAAGAACCTAATGTTGTTCTTATCAAAGGCGGTGGTGGTACAGGCGCAGTTGGTAAAAGAAAAGCAACTACAAGTCTTGAAAGAAAAGGCGGTAGGGTAGAATACTTTATTAATAGTGTAACGATTGATTCTGTGATAACACCAAATGGAAGAACCAGAATGAATCAAATGCACCAAGGTTCTTTTACTGTTATTGAGCCATACAGCATGGGACAGTTTCTAGAAGCGGCACAGATAGCCGCACAAATGGCAGGACACAAAACATATATTGGTGCTCCTTTTTTATTAACAGTAGAATTTATTGGACACACAGATGTAAACACTACACAAAGAGTAGGTAAAAGACAGATACCTATGATATTTGGTGATACTAGTATGTCAGTTGATGCTAGTGGAAGTGTTTATGAATGTACATTTATCAGTTGGAATTCAACAGCATATACAAATAGTGTAATTCAAATTCCTCATGATATTACTATTGTTGGTAACCAACTATCAGAAATTTTACAGAGTGGTGGTCAAAGTTTAACCACTGTGCTTAACACAACATTACTTAAACGTGAGGAAGAAGAAACAAGAACTTTTGCTGACGAGTATGTTATATTATTTCCCAGAGAAGACGAAATACAAAGTAAAAAATTAGAAACACAAAAAGAACATACAGTAGATGGTGTAACAATGACTGCACAAGAATACTATGCAACAGTTGGTGGAGAAAAAGTTAATGAAAATGAAAGAATGGACTTTGAAGCCTGGTTTGAAGATACACTAGGAGTAAGTGTAAAACGTAGTAATATTAGTGAAGCAGTAAAAGTACAAGCACTACAACAAGAAAAATTAAATGACATAGGTAAAAGTAAACTAGTAGGTGATAGTTTACAAGGTGGAGAAATACTACAATCAGGATATGGTAAAGTTTATGATCCTGAGAAAAAAGCCTTTGAACAAAAATCAAATTATATACCTGCTGACAAACGTGCATTTAAATTTGAAAAAGGTACTAAGATTACAAACATAATTGAAGAAATGATTTTGCAAAGTGAGTACGGAAAAGAACTACTAAACAAAAAAGTTGTTGATGGTTTCCGTCCTTGGTTTATGGTGCAGTCAATGGTGTTTAATGTACCTGTCAAAGAAGTAGAAGATAGAAAAGGTAGACAACCTAAAATTTATGTGTTTAGAGTTTTACCATACAGAGTTCATGCAAGTGTTTGGATGTCACCATCTGATGTTGCACCAGATACAACACCTTTGTTAGTTAGTGTAAACAAAGAATACAACTATCTATACACAGGTAAAAACAAAAATGTTTTAAACTTTGATTTAAAATTTAATTACAGATTCTTAACACCTACACCATTAGACAAAGGTGATGATACTTTAACCAAACAGAATCCAGGAGGCAATGCCAGAGGCGACGGTTCCGAACTTGGTAATACAGTCAAAGAAAAAGAAGGTAACCCAGATAAACCTAAAGTGCCTCTAAAACCGTTGGTAGGAGCAGATGTAGAGGTAATTACTAGTGGAATGAGAGCAGTTCCACAGGATACCAAAGATGTAATTGCAAGAACATTCCACAAAGCATTGGTTTACAGTAATGCTGATATGGTACAATGTGATCTAGAAATTATGGGTGATCCATATTTTTTAAGTGACAGTGGTACAGGAAATTATCAAAGTGCTGAAGGCACTACATGGTTTGAAGATGAAAATGGACAAATAGATCATGTGCGTAGTAACCAATACATTATAATAAACTTTAGAACACCTTTTGATTATGCAATAGGTGAAAGTTTGATGCAGTTTCCAACTGACACAGATGAATCAGGAGGAATGGTAGTAAGAGAATTTAGTGGATTATACCAGGTTATGCAGTTACAACACATATTTGAAAGCGGACAGTTTAGACAGTCGCTTAAACTAAACAGAATGCTTAACCAACAAGATCTTGATACTAAAGAAAAAGGAACAGATCAAGTTAAACCAACTGAAGATACAGGTAAAGAAAGTACAGCATAATGGCAGAAAAAGATCTAGTAACGTATAATAAAAAGGTAGAAACATCTGCAGGTCCCTATCTGGCCAAAGTAATTAATCTACTTGATTCAGAGTATATGGGAACACTTCAGGTACAGTTGATGAAATCCAACACAACTGGTGGACCTAATGAAGAAGCATCAAACGTTTATAGTGCTAGATATCTTTCTCCGTTTGCAGGGCAAACACCTAGAGTAGGTATTACAAAAAATGATGACTATAGAAACACTCAACAGAGTTATGGTTTCTGGGCAGTTCCACCTGATGTAGGCACAGTTGTACTTGTTATTTTTGCAGAAGGTAATCCTAATCAATGTTACTGGTTAGGTTGTGTACAAGACAAATATCAAAACTTTGGTATGCCAGGTGAAGCGGCAACAACATACACAACAGAAGGTACACCAGATGATCTAAAAGGCAAAAAACTTCCTGCGTCTGAATACAACAAACTTGGAGAGCATCAAGGACAAGATCCTTCACAGTTTTTAAAACCATATCAAAAAGAATTTACACAAAACCTACAAGACCAAGGTTTGCTAGAAGATGAAATAAGAGGTATTACTAGTTCAAGTGCTAGACGTGAAGTGCCTAGTGCAGTATTTGGTTGGAGCACTCCTGGTCCTGTAGACAAACGTCCAGGTGCGCCTATGGGTAGAGTAGGTACAAAAGCAGACAATACAAATATACACAGAGCAAGACTTGGTGGTACAAGTTTTGTAATGGATGACGGAGACGATAAATTTTTACGTAAAAAAGATGCAAGTAGTGGTCCACCTGAATATGCAAAAGTTATGCTTGGCGAAACAGATGGAGATCCTACACTACCATTTAATGAACACGTAAGATTGCGTACTAGAACAGGACATCAAGTACTGTTACACAACACAGAAGATTTAATTTATATTGCAAACAGCAAAGGTACTGCTTGGATTGAATTAACGTCAGATGGTAAGATTGATATATTTGCCAAAGACAGTATTTCATTAAACACAGAAGCAGATTTTAATTTACACGCACTAAGAAATATCACATTTGAAGCAGGTGCAAATATTGCCATGAAGGCTAGTGGATCTTATCTAGGCATTAATGGTAAAACAGATGTGGGCAGAATACAACTAGAATCAAAAAACAATACTAATGTATTAGTAGGTGGAACTACACACATAACAACTTCAGGAAACTTAGAATTGAATACACGTGGTGCTAATGCTTTTACGGCAGGCAGTACAACAGATATACTCAGTGGAGGCAACCATACAGAAACCGCTCCGGAAATCCATATGAATGGACCGCAGGCGGCTACGGCCGCTACCGCGTCCGCCCTGTCTACGCATGGCTTACCCGGCCACTACATTAACGAAGTTCTAGTGCAACGTTCACCGCAATCAGAACCTTGGAATCATCATGAAAACTTGAATCCAGATGCATTTAAAATTATTAAAACAGATAGGGATAACATAGTTACAGTAAGAAATGACGTAATTGTTGAACCTACACCAGACCCATTTAGGAAAGAAAGCACCAGTACATAGAGTAGGTAAATATTAGTATGGCACAAGATTTATATAAAAATATCAAAGTAAGCAGTCCTAACAACAAAAAAGATGGACCTGTAACTACTAGTCGTGCCTATAGAGGATTAAGCACAGTTAATCCTGACAGCAATAGTTCAACACTCTTTGACATTGGCCTGATTAAACAAGATATTATCAATCATTTTCATATAAGACAAGGAGAAAAATTAGAAAACCCTGAGTTTGGAACAATTATTTGGGACGCTTTATACGAACCATTAACAGAAAGTATGAAAGAAGCAATAGTACAAAATGTTACAGAAATTGTAAACAGTGACCCAAGAGTAACAGTTAACTCAGTAGTACTTGACCAGTATGAAAGTGGACTAATTATTGACTGCGATTTAACTTATTTGCCCTACAATATCAGCGAGAAAATGCGTTTGACATTTGACGAAGATAACGGGATAATTTAAGTACGTAGTTAATGATATAAAATAAATAGTAATATTAAGGAAAGCAAATGTCATCAACAAATAGACAAAACAGACTATTAGTAGCAGAGGATTGGTCCAAAGTATACCAATCTTTCCGTAATGCTGATTTTAAATCGTACGACTTTGACAATTTACGTCGTACAATGATAAATTATCTTAGACAAAATTATCCAGAAGATTTCAATGACTACATTGAATCTAGTGAGTATCTAGCATTAATTGATCTAATTGCTTTCCTAGGTCAAAATATTNNTAAATGCTAGAGAAAACTTTTTAGAACTTGCTTCACGTAGAGAAAGTATTTTACGTTTAGCACGTTTATTATCATACAATCCTAAACGTAATATTCCTGCTAACGGTTTGTTAAAAATGGAAAGTATTACTACAAGTGAAGATGTAATAGACAGTAACGGAACTAATCTTAATGGACAAACAATAATCTGGAATGACCCAAGTAATCCTAACTGGCGTGAACAGTTTGAAAGAGTACTTAATGCATCATTACCAATTAACAGTCCATATGGTAGACCAATTAAAAAAGATTTAGTAGAAGATATTCCTACCGATCAATACAGATTAAATGCAAGTAATTCTGATGTGCCAGTTTACACATTCAGTAAAAATGTTGACGGAAGAAACTTACAGTTTCAAATAGTATCAACTGATGTTACAGATGGTATTATTAGTGAAGAAGCACCATTGCCTGGAAACAGTTTAGCATTCTTATATAGAGATGATGGTAGAGGTGCAGGTTCTAGTAACAGTGGATTTTTTGTACACTTTAGACAAGGTATTTTAGATCAAGGTGAATTCAATGTAACAAGACCAAGCACAAATCAAAAGATTGAAATTGAAGCATCTAATATTAACAATGCTGATGTTTGGTTATACAAACTTAATAGTGTTGGTGCTGAAGATGAACTATGGACCAAAGTTGATGCAGTTGAAGGAAATAATATTGTATACAATTCAACTAGAAAAGATCAAAGAAACATTTATGCGGCTTTAACACGAACAGGTGATGCAGTTGATTTAATTTTCTCAGATGGAACATTTGGAAATTTACCGCAAGGATCATTTAGAACTTATTACAGAACAAGTGCAAACGACAGTTATAATGTTGTGCCTGCAGATATGCAAAACATTACAGCATCAATTCCTTACACAACAAAAGCAGGCAATCAAGAAAATTTAAATATTACATTTAGTTTAAAATATACTGTTGACAATGCAAGTTTAAGCGAAACTAATGAAAGTATTAGAAATAATGCACCTTCAACTTATTATACGCAGAACAGAATGGTTACAGGAGAAGATTACCAAGTTGCTCCTTTGGCTGTAAGTCAAGAAATTATTAAAGTTAAAAGTGTTAACAGAACATCAAGTGGTATTTCACGATACTATGATTTATTAGATGCAACAGGAAAATATTCTAATACAAGTTTAATTGGTACAGACGGTGTTGTGTATAAAGAAGATGTAGTACGCAAAACTAGTTTTACATTTAATACAAGAACAGATGTAGAAGGTGTTATTGAAAATGTAATTACACCTATACTTTCTAATACAGAAACAATTAATTTTTACAATGACAAGTTTCCTAAAATTATTGTTGCAGATTTACTTTCAGAGTTTCATCAAGTAAGTAACGCAACAAACATGAGTACAGGTTCAATTACAGATAGTAACAAAACTGCTTACCAAGTTGGAACATTTACAGGCAGTGGTTTAAGATTTATTGAAACAGGAAGTTTGATTAAATTTACTGCACCGTCAGGACAACACTTTATGGCAGATAATAGTCATACACTAATGACAGGAAATGCTGATCACGCCAATGCAGTTGATTACAAATGGTGTAAAGTAATAAGTGTATATGGCGATGGTAGAACTAATAATACAGATGGTTCAGGACCTATTGTGTTAAATGATGAAATACCAACAGGAGCAATATTAAGTGAAATTAGACCTAAGTTTGCAAAATCTCTTGTAAATGATGTGAAGTCACAAATTATTGAACAAATTTTTAGTTACAAAACTTTTGGTTTACGTTATGACTTCCAAAACAGGCAGTGGCGTTTAGTTACAGAAAATAACCTAGATGTAATTGGTGACTTTTCAACAGGTAAAACTGGTGATGTAACAAACCAACAGTTAGATAGTTCTTGGTTATTGTTATTCGAGACAGACGGTGAAAAGTATACTATTGAATATAGAGGTTTACGTTATGTGTTTGAAAGCGGTCAAGAAATTAGATTCTTTTATGACAGCATAAACAAAATTTATGACAACAGAACAGGGCAAATTGTAAAAGACAAAATTAGTGTACTATCTATTAATAAGAAACCAGACAGTACTAGTCCTTTTAATATAGATCATAATTTACAAGTTACAAAAGAATATAGAGATCCAGAAGGATATATTGATAGTAAAAAAGTAGAAGTTGGTTTTTATGATACAGATGATGACGGGGTTGTAGATGATCCACAAACATTTGATCAAATTGTAGCACCTACTGTAAATTCAACATCAAAATGGGTGTTTACTAAAAAATACATTACAACAGATAACATTGAGGACTACAAATATTTTGATAATAGTGCAGGCACAATTAGTGTTGTTGCAAATGAAAGTGCAATTGGCTCTTTGAGTGGATTTGCTGATGGTAAGTTATGGTACATTGTACAAACAGAAGTATTTAAAAAGTATAATAAGACTGCTGGTTTATTAGAATTAACCACAGACTATCGTGCTTATGTTGGTAGAGACAAATTAAAATTCCATTATGTACATACTGCTGATGATGATTCAAGAATAGATCCAAGTAGCAGTAACATTAATGACGTATACCTATTAACAAAAACTTATGATACAAACTTTAGATTATATTTAGACAATGTTACATCTGCAAAACCTTTACCACCAAGCAGTGATCAACTGTTTAATAGTTACGGTTCAGATATAAGCAAAATAAAATCAATCAGTGATGACGTAATTTATCATCCAGTAAAATATAAAGTTTTATTTGGAGCAAAAGCTGATGCTCAAGTACAAGCTAATATAAAGATTGTAAAGAACCCAGATCAAGTTGTTAATGATAACGACATTAAAGCAAGAGTAATTAGTGCAGTTAACGAATACTTTGCTTTAGAAAACTGGGATTTCGGTGACAGTTTTCATTTCTCAGAGATGGCTACTTATGTAATGAATCAAGTTGCACCTGATCTAGTTAACATTGTAATTGTTCCTAAACAAGACTCACAAGGGTTTGGAAGTTTATATGAAATAAAGTCTGAATCAGATGAAGTTTTCATAAGTGGAGCAACAGTTGATGACGTAGCAATCATTGATGCAATTACGGCAAGTAAATTAAAAGCATCAGGTAATGTTGTTACAAGTACAACAAGTACAACAAGCGGTGTTACAAGCGGATCAAGTTATACAAATGCAAATGTTTCAAGTACAAGCAGTTCTAGTTCTAGTTCTTCTAGTTCTAGTTCAAGCGGTGGCGGATCGTCTGGGAGTGGATACTAATGTCATATGATGATAATCAAAACGAATATCCATTACCGGTTCCAGGACAACAAAATGAACGTACTAGAACTAGTGCAGAACATCTGCCAAGATATTTTCGTACATCTCATAACAAGAAATTTTTACAAGGTACACTAGACCAACTTACACAACCAGGCGTTGCTGAAAAAATTAGTTCTTACTTTGGTAGAAGAATATCCAAAGCACGTAAGGCAACTGATAATTATGTAAGTGATGTAAGCACACAAAGAGAAAACTATCAGTTAGAACCTGCAACAGTAATCAAGGACGAATTAAACAACGTTACTTTTTACAAAGACTATAACGATTTAAAAAATCAAATCAAAGCATTCAATGGTACCGTAGACAATGACAGTAAATTGTTTAGCCAAGAATACTATGCTTGGAACCCTAACATTGATTGGGATAAGTTTACAAACTTTAGAGAATATT